GTTGTGAAGGCCCGTTCCATTTTCAACTGTCAGCACTATAGCCATTTAAATATCTCTCAGACGCGCTCAGAAGCCCCGTGAGTGGGGCTTTAGCTTTTTTTGCTTCTGGCCTTCTTTGGGGCTTTGCCGCCTTCCCACGCCTCGTTTTCTGGCGTCGAAGGGTTGTCTGCTTTCAAAGTTCCGTCAGCGTTACGCGCTCGTTTTGGCTCTGATGTCGCTGATTTCTTCTTTGTCTTTGACCATCCAGCTTTCTCGAAGCGAGACAAGTCACTCTCTTCGATAATCGCGTGATCTGTGCCTTTATAAACCGTGATTGTCATTTCATGTCCTTTGATAAAGGGGCGAGGAAAACCCCGCCCCGATCAAATTAACCAGCGATCCGAACCGCCAACTCTGGACGGATCAGTTTAACGCCCCACAGAGCGTCAAGGCTGTAAACAACCTGTTTGTGCTGACGTGAAACTTCGAGGCGCATTGAAAGACCTGTTTGCGGGTCTGTCATCGCAACGATTTGGTTTCCATAACCATCGCCTTGAGTTGCACCTTGAAGTGGGCGCATTGCAAGGGCGAAGGCGTCACGATGGAAGCCCAAGTTCACAACGTGGTCAGCTTTCACAGTGATCGCCGCATTGTCAGCGATAGTGCCAGTGATTGCTGGTGATACAGTCACAGACTGTGCGCCACCTGATGCTGCTGGAGCCGCAACGACCGCATAGGTCTGAGTGTTCCCAGCCATTGTGATGATGTCGCCAACTACAAGACCGCCTGTGCCTGTCATTCCGTCGATGGCAACAGTTGTGTCACCAGCCGAAAGAGCGCCATTCACAAGTGGAGTCCCAGAGCCGCCAGCGCTGTGCGTGACAACCGCATCGTCGGTGTAAAGATCAAAGCCGAACTTGCGTCCGATTTCACCGTCGATTTTCGGGCCTGTGCCGCCAACTTCGTTGACGTTGTTGAAAGCGTCCAATGCCAAGGCGTTTGCTTCCGCATCAAAATCGAGGATCATCCGACGATCTGTGCGTGGGCATAGCTGTTGATTAAGCACTTTACGCGCATCGGTTGCCGCAGAAACCGCTGACGCGAATGGAGTTGTGCCAGCCGTACCAGCAAAACCAAAAACACCTGTGTACTGCTCGTGAACAGTGGTGTTGATTTTGTTGGCAAGAGCTTTAACAGCCTCGCTCATTTGCATTGGGACAAAGTGTTCATTGCGATCCACTTCGACCATTTCCTTATCGGTCATGTGGAAGTTCGCTTCATACCAATTATTCAAAGAGATTTGAACTTTGGAAGGTGAGCTATCCGCTGGTGCGGGGGGAGTATTGCTCGGGCTTACTGCGCTGACACTCAAAGCAGATGGGATTGGCACGTCGATAGTGTCACCCTTTTGTGCTGCTTGTGCAGAATAGTCGCCATTTACAACGCGGGGCATGATAGCCTGTTCGCGCAATGCCAATAGTCCTCTGGCGAGGATCTTGGGCATGATGTTCGTTACGGTATTAGCCATTACGATTTTCCTCATAGATTTAGATTTAGGGTTAGAAAGCCCCGCCGAGGCTCAGATGACGAACTCCGCTCGTCCAGTTTGTGAGAAGGTCAACCTCACCGAGATTGACCCAACGCATTATCTCACTGCGTTATTCAGTGACTTGAATTTTCCCCATAGCGATTGCTTCGAGAGAGTTATTCATGCCTTCTTGATTATACATCGACACCTTGCGACCAGCCACACCGACACCGCCAGATGCGCCGCCGCCAGATGATGATTTAAACAGATGTGGAGCTTGCTCTTCCAAGCTGCCATACCATTCTTCTACGGTTAAGGGCGTTCCCTTCTTACCGTAAACAATCTGATCGCCCTGCATGGGCATCAAATCTTTTGTTTCTGGATCTAAACGCCAAACCTGATTTGCACGGTTCATAACGTCCTCAATCGCCGTTTCACGAACGCCAGCGCTCACCGCTGCCTTTGATAGGCGTTGGTTAATAAAGAAGCTGTCACGCTCTTGCTTGTACTGCCTGGCCTCTTGAGTGGCTGTCTCCGCTTGTGTCAGAGCCGCTTTCATTTGCGCCTCTAGGTCAGTTCTCAAGCGCTCGGTTCTGGCATGAACCAACTCATCAACCTTGCCAGCCTCAATCAATTCTTGGTCTTTCTGTGCTTGCTCTCTTTCTTTGAGTTGCTTGTATTCGTCGAGATCAACCGACTGAACAACCTTTGAAAGCTTCGCCATATCTTTTTGCAGCTTTATGTTATTATCGCGAAACTGGTCAACAGTGTCTTTTGACACCATTCCATCAACAGCCAACTCGTAACCGCTTTCAGTTTGTTGATAAAATTCTGCAACCCCATCGGGTAGTCCTTCCAGACTGTCTAGTTTTGCTTTTAAAGCCATGAAAAAACGCTCCGCGCTCTTATATAAATTTCGCTCTCAGCACCGCCTCGAACGTGTGAGCCAATCCCACTCTTGACATAATTATGCCCCATTCTTGACATAATTATGCTAAACGCATATATTACATAATGTAATAATAACAAAATAGGAACCCAAACTCAATGTGGATTTTTACTTCAGACTGTTTCCTGTCCATCGTGGCAGACAAAGATAACCTAAAAGGCGACAGGCTTCTCGTTCGCTCCCGCGTCAAAGGCGCGATCAACAAGCTTTTTCCTGATGTTCAAGAGGTGTATATGACAGGCTCAGATTACGCTTATCGTGCATGGGTAAAGCGCAACGAAGTCTCTCGCGTTGTTCAGAATTATATAAATGCTCTCAACTACGATAATTTTAAGAACAGCATCAAAGACAAAGACTATTGCAGGGCCAGCATGGGCGTCTGGCAAGAAATGTTTGATTACCAGAACCGCGAAGAAGATCGACTCAACCCGCCAGAATATGAGTTAGAGGGGGCAGGGGATAACTTTGTCCCATATCAGCCCAAGAGCCGAACCTTTGGTCAACGTGGCTTCTCCTTCAATGAGCGCTACGGTCAAAACCATAAGCTGGGGCGCAAGCAGTAATGGCTAATTTAAAAATAAAGTCAAAATGAGAATTTTGATGTCTTTTGATGTTCTCTTTGATGGTTCGCCAGAAGAATTATCAAAACTTGATCATATGGCTTCAAGCCTTTGCACTGAAAACTTTGATAAGATTTCCTCGGCATTTAATAAGCCCGTTTCCTTTAGTAACCCGCAATTTTGCATTCAAAAAAGACGGGATCAAATGAAGGATGGAGTGGTGGTGAGCGAAGGTTCTCCACCTATCGAAAACGTTATCTTTAGATTGGGGGCAAGAAATGCTGGTTGAATTGTGCTTGGCCTTGACCGTGTATCATGAGGCGCGTGGAGAGCCTCTAGAGGGCCAGAGAGCCGTTGCCGAGGTGGTGATCAACCGTGTCGAGCATAGCGCGTTCCCTGACGATGTTTGCAGCGTTGTGACAGACGCCAATCAGTTCAGTTTCGTTTCAAAGAACGGCTGGGCGGCGATCCCAAGTGATCAGGACGCATGGGCTGACGCGGTGAATATAAGCCAAGAGGCTCTGCGAAATCTGAGGCTGGGAAAGAGAACCTATTCGGATCAGAACCTTCTTTGGTATCACCGAAAGGACATTACCACGGTCTGGTCAAAAGATCTGGATGAAAGGATGACCATTGGGGATCATAAGTTCTTCACAGATCATCAGACCGCAAGGGCATCACTCAGGCCTAGAGCCAAACCACAGAAAACATAACCAAGGGGCTTCGGCCCCTTTTTTAATTTAAAAAAAATTACAAATTTATAAAATTTATCCTTTACATTATGCTTTAGGCATATTATATAGTTTATATAAACATAAAAACAAACCCAAACGAAAGATCGAAAAAATGACAAAACGTCCCAATGTCCTTCAGCTTCAGAACCTTTACAAAAAAGTTTATGGCGAACTTCCTCACAAGCGTATCCAACTTAACTGGATGCGTTTCGATGATAGCACCAAAGAAAAATGTCTTGGCGCATTACGCGAAATGCTTGCAGAGCGCCGCGCCGAATATAAAGCCTCTCTTAAAGCCAGCGCGTAAGGGGGGCATGAAAATGGAAGCGATCAAATTCTCAGCCCAACGCAAAATGTCAATCGTCGATGAGCTTTCACCCAAGATGAGAGCCATCGTTCACGAAATCGGTCTTTCTGATTTCTCGCGCAAGCACCGTGCTGCATACAAAACCGCCAAGAAAAAAGCTGGCCTGATGGGCAAGTCAATGCGCGGCACTCAGCGCACAGGCACAACCAAATTCATCCACAAAATTGCAGCGTAAGGGAGAAGCTGAAATGGAAATGAAAACCTTTTATATTTTGAAGAAACTCGAAAAATTCAGCCCACAAATGGCGGCATCAATTCGAATAAACGGTGGCAACCCTGATGAGCCAAAGGCAATGGAAGCCTACGCCGATTTCGGAGAGGCCATGAGTGACATGAACTTTTACGTTGCAACCCATCACACCATTTGTCAGCAATTCAACAAAGAGCCGACTGACAAATATTCAGTTGAAAAAATCGAAGTTGACCCAGATACTACGCTCTCAGATGTGCGTCAGTTCGAAGTCTATGGATGGGGGTGAGAGAATGGCACTAGAAACAATCTTGATGAAAAATCTCTGCGCCGTTATTTTTCAGAAATTAAGATTGACGATGAAACTTTCCGCGACTGGTACAAGTCAACATTCATTGCATGTGGTCATCAGTTTATGGATGAAAAGATTTCTGTTTATTGGGACTAATCAAACTTTCTCATGATATTTTTCTGAGCCGCTTCGAAGTCATATTTAAGGCGGCTCTTCACTTTCTGAACTCTCTCAAACATTTCAAATGGTCGATTGTTCCATTCTGTTTTTTTGAAATGGTGAATTAGCATCAAGTCGCCAAGCTTAAAGGATTTATGATCTAAGCCTTCTTGCCACTTCTCGACTTCATCACCAAAAATTCTGCGCTCATTTCCATGACCAGATGCCTCAGTATCGAACCATGTGCCAAACATTAAAATGTGGTCACTTCCCTTGGAAACGAAATTGGTCAAAACCATTCCATCGCAATATACAAAACCATCATTTTTCAAAATTTGTACAACTTCAGAAGCTGCCATTATGAGCCACCCCGATATTTTCTTTGCGCTTCGTCCTGTGTCAAAATTACATCCTCAAGCTTTCTTCCATCGGGCCATTTTTTATAACCCTTATCCTTCATAAAAGCTAATAGATCTTTTTTCTCACTTGGCCTCACAATGAAGGCTTCTAAATCCTCAAATACTGACAAACCATCTTTAAATATTATTTCGTTCGTGCTGTTGGTTGCTTTTGCATGTTCTTTGAACGCTTTTAAATCTACCGCCCTTTCTTGCAGTGATACATCCCAATCGTCGAATTTGCTGTATTTCTTGCTAACCGAAACGCCTGTTGAGAACCTTTGAGAACCATATTTGTCATTTATATAAGACATGGCGTCCAACCGTCTTGCGTGTCTTTTGCTCTTCCAAACAAGCCCTGCATTACTACCTATTTGTCGAGCATATCTTAGCCTAGAAAAAACATAAGAAGCCCCACCAGAGGCGGTGTCGCGCTTTTCTGATCCACCCTCTCCAAGAGGAATGCCCCGTCTCATTCTGTCTGTTGTCGATGCTAACTGACCGCCGCCGCCGATAATGTTTTTAAAGCTGTCAACCTGAGTGCCGTAGCCTTTTCCAAACTCAAGGTCATGATATATGACCGCCTCATCAAGAAAGTTTTCCCACGCTTTCCCAGTAAAGGCTGGGTTGAGTTGCAAAGACTTACCATGACCAAACTGCTGATATTCACCCGCTGCATTATATAAAGGTAAAGCCGTGATGTCTTTAACCCCTGCCGCCTCAGATGCATGTTTCTTTAAAAGCTTCACACGTTCGTTTTGAGATCCGATTTTACTGAGCTTTTCCATTTGTTCTTTGAAAAGCTGGGCATAAAGATCAGTGCCTTGATCCCCTCTTTTCACCCCGCTGAAGTGATAAAAGATCTTGGTCAAATAAAGCTCTTCTCTGTCAAGGGATCTCGACCTAGTGGAGTCGATGCCAAGGTTCTCAAGGGCGTCTAAGCCTTCCTTTACTGACGCCGCCGAAGCCCCATCAACCTCAATCTCCATGCGTCCCACAAGCGCTGCGCGGCTGTCCCGTGCGTTGTCTGGGAAATATTTAATGCGAACACCGCCAATCGTCGTTTCGTAGGTTGTTCCCAAGCCCTCAAATGTTTGGTTGGTTTGTTCAGCAAAACTGTCTCGAAATGTAGAGCGATAATATTGAGCCGTTCCCTTGTCGATCCACTTGATTTCGTCCGAAGCTTTTTTTTCTACTTTTTCTGGTATTTGATTAATCGGTGAAAGCTTTTCAAAATTCACTTTAAACAAATCGTCCCGATCAAGCTTCGTATCCCCGACTTTATATCGGCTATAAAAACTCGCCAAAACGTCTCTTGTTACACCAGTCTCAACCTTGAAGCTTTCTATATCGTCCAACCGTATTCTGCCCTTGGCTTGAAGATCCTCAAGTTCCTTGAGCTTGTCGGCTATTCTGCCGAGTGCAAACTGGGCGCGAGTAAAGTCTTTCTCTAAAAAAGCCTCTCCCTTTTTTGCGCGGCTCATAATCCCACGAATTGCAGTAACGATGCTGTCGTTCATTTCAGCAAAATCTACTCTGGGCAAATCGGCTGCGCCCTTTTCGACAATTAGCGCTTTCTCTATCCGCTTCATAGCCTCTGGGCGTAAACGCAAATTTAACTGAGTAACGTCTTTCTTGTTTCTCTTTAAAAAGTTGGCTCTGATCTCATGATCCTCAATGTCCAGCTTATCACTGGGCAGAATATAACCGTTGATCCGACTTTCTTCGATTAAAGCGCTCTCTTCCTTCGTCACACGCGCCAGTGGTGAGGGTTTCTGCTTTTTGTTATACTTCGCAAGCTGTTTGGCGTAAGTGCGCTCTAGGACGCTCTTTCGGCCTATGAGGACATCAGCCAGATCATCGGCATCATCGCCCATCGTTTCGTTCACCAAACGCCGAATATCATCGTCGCTAATTGCAACAATCCGAGCAACACCCGCCACAATTTGATCGTCGCTTATGTCTCCGAAAACCTCACCTGAGTTGAACGTGTTAAATCGCAAACTATCCAATTCTGGAACCTCGTTTGC